TCATTTTCTAATTCCATAATTCTACGTATTTCTTCTCTGACTTCTGTTTCAACGTCACCATCAACAAAGAATACCTTACGACCAACGGCCTTTTCTTTAATCATTTCGTATAGTAGTTTACCGTGTTTTTTCATTTGAAACAATACTAATGTATTTTTGGTTAAACTTACTGCCAAATTACGGATGAAACGATTACGGTTTTCAGATTCTATTAAGTACTTCAGTTCATCTGGATAAGACTTGTCTTTCATTTGTTGACAAATCTCCTCAGAGTGTTTTAATACCAAACACTTGATGTTAAAAGATGACAGTTGTTTCTTGTCAATTAACTCTTTGGTTGTTACGACTTTTTTAGTTGGTCCAAATAAACCTTCTAGTACTAACTTATGTGTCTTTGTTCCATCCAAAGTTCCAGTAAGACCAATACGGTACTTGGCATTGACACATGATGTTAATATGGAAGTCAAAGACTGTGCTTTGAATAGATGGGCTTCGTCACCAATGACGTAATCAAATTGATGAAAGTATTCTGGCGGCATCTTGTAAAGTGATTGCCATGTGGAGATTGTTATTGCTTTGTCTGTTGTTTTTTCTTTACCTTGGTAAATTCTGTGTACGTGCATGTAGTTTTTAAAACCAGATTCACTTGCATAATCTCCAAAATCTCCATACAGTTGTTCAACCAATGAGGTGGTTGGTACAATAATAAGGCCTTTAAGATTCTGATAGTCCAACAGTTGACGACAAATTAAATAGATGATTAGTGATTTGCCTGATGCAGTCGGTGACAACAACAAGGTTCTACGTTTTTGTATTGCTTCAATGAACGCATGTTCTTGGTGTTCTCTGACACCAATTGGTTTGCCTTGTGAATGTAGATTCAAAGTATCAAAGAATTTATGTGCATGATACACAGAATATTCATCTTCAATTAGGTCATGTGAGTAGGCATATTCACGTTCATCACAAAATTCTGTAAGATATGGAACTAGTCCAAGATATAATTGACTGGTCTGTAGATTGAATAGACGAATCTTACCATCCCAAATGCGATTCCGATAGGCTGGAACGAACTGATAACCGGGTACAAAGAATGTGAAGTACTCTGATAGTTCCCGTGCAACGTGGCGTTCGCATTCCACTTTGCCGTAAACCTCGTTTACTTTGGTTATTGTGATGTGTTCACTTATTTCCATATTTTTTTCTATAATCTAGTTCTTCTTGAAACCACATAACCAAACTTCTCTGCTCATAGTTTCCTGGTTTGGTTGCCCATGCCAAGTAAGAATCTGGTAAGTCTTTGATATACCTACCTTTATGTTTACCCCAAGGCATTTTAGTATATCTTCTGGATATATGGTCTTTGTTCATTGGCCACCTATAAATTTTTCCCAGGATATAAAATCTCTTAACTGCCACGTTCTTTGTTTAAGTTCGGCCATAATTGATTCAACCACGGATGTAACTTCCTCATGGTATACTTTCTTTTCAAGTAACTTGATGAGGTCTTTATCTGCTTCTAGGTAGGTGTTGATATCCGATTTGAGTGCAAATTGAAATGGATCCCAACCATATTGTTCCAATTCTTCTTCGGACATTTTGCCAGTAAAGTATTCCCATTTGACCTTACGCATACGTAGATAATCAAAGTGGGCTTTTTTGGACGCAATCTTATGCTTGGTTAAAATACCAAGATACTTGCTGTGATATTTGGGAATGTTTAATAATTCTTTAGACGGCTCGGTTTGGTCTATAACCGCATCGCTTTCCCACATCTTTAAAATTTGTTCAAGTGTTTCCATATCTATTCATTTATCTATTCAAATAACAAAAATCTCTTTCAAAATCAACAACTTAACGTTGTTTTATCTATTCAAAACATTATAACACAAAATGATTACACTGTCAAGTAGTTGTATGATTGATATCTAAATGTTGCCGTTGCGGTCATTATTGTGTCCGCAGATTGCGTGGTGGCAAATCTAATATCACTAATACTTAAAGGAAATAAATTCGTGTAGTGTATTCTAAGTAAAGGATTGTTTAGTCCACTTAAAATACTTAATGTGGCATCTGAGAAATGTTTATTGGTCTGTAACTCTCTACTGCCACCACGTTCTTCGAATCCGTCTGGATCAGCCATTGTTAAAAACCAATCATACAAATTTTTCCATCCTTGTAGTTCTTCATCCAATATGAATTCTACAACCAATGGATCGTATGATAATTTGGTACCAGGTGAATACATGTCCAAGAACGGTGTTGCTCGGCTCACTTCACCTAAAGATACGCCAGGAAGATTAACAGTTTGGCAGAAATATTGTGTTGTTCTAATTCTATCAAACGTTAATAAAAACTTCGTTGACTGTAATAGGTTTGTGTTCTCAGGACTTCTGTTTATTGCTGTCATTTTATCTCCTCTATCAGTATTTAGGAGCCAAAAAAAAGACCACCCGAAGGTGGTCTTTAAAGTGTCACTCTGCGGTGACTCTGGTCTTACATCAAGTTTTTAACTTGGAAGATACGGTAGTAAACGTTTGAACGTGCGTTCAATGCGCCATTGCCACTTGTCAAACCAGTTGCGAATGGGTTTGCAACCATGCCGTAACGTGTTTTGAAACCAATCTTTGGTTGGAATGTGTACTGGTCAATTGCACGAACCATTTGCAACGGTACGTATGGGCAATAGAAAATACCAGCGTCATAAGGAGAAGTACCCTTATAACCGATTGTCACCAATTCTTGGTTAGATGTGTAACCACCGAAGTATGGGTCGATGTAGACCTTGATACGACCGTGTAACATACCAGCAAATGTATTGCCTGTGTCATCAACTTGTAGGTCAGCGTTTAGGTTAGGTGTGTATTGCAACACGCCAGCCATAGCCATAGCAGAAGCAACATCAGATGATACAATCATCACGTTGCCTTTACCTCTACGAGTTTGTTTTGCAATAACGTTAGCATCACGTTCGATTTGGAAAATCAAACCTTTGAAACGTTCAACAGACCAACGACCGTTAGAGTCTGTGTCCAAGTCGAAAGAACCAGGAGTTGTAGTACCATACTGAGCGCCTGCAACAGCACATGTGTAGATAGTACGGATAACTTCACGGTTGATTTCAGCAAGAATCTCAGTAGAAAGAATGTTGCTCAATTCTGTTTCAGCATCCAAACCATGGATTGCTTTCAAGTCTTGTGCAAGTTCTAGTGAGTATTCAGCTTTCAATGCACGGCTTTGTGCAGTAACAGTAACTTTCTCAATTGAGAATGCCATTTGTTTGAAAGGACTATCTGTGTCGGCACCTAGTGCTTCAGCAGTTGCTGTTGAAAATGCAATACCAGTTGTGTAGTGGTTAGCAGTCAAATCTGCAACAGGGTTTGTGCGGATATCTGTTGCGTTGTTACCACGGAATCCGTATGGATTAGAAGTAGACAATGCACCAGAGAACTCTGTGTTTGCTTCGTTGAAGAACGCTTCGTTTGCGTTGTTTGGTGAACCAGATTGTGTGTCGTAACGAGCACGCATCGCAAAGATTAGACCAGTAGGTCCAGTCATTGGTTGAACGCCTGCAACATCATAAGCAATCAAGTTAGGCAATGCACGGCGAACCAAACTAATCAAGATTGGGTCGTAGTTAGAAATGCCAGAACCTGTAACGTTTGTTGGTGCAGAAGACACAGCAGTTTCGTTCAACTGTTGTGATGCTGCAGCCATTTCACGTTGTTGGTTTTCCAAAACAAGTGCTGTAACAGCTTTCTTGTATGGGTCTTTGATGGACTCTAGGCCTTCGTGTTCAAGGACTGGTGCCCATTTCTTTTGTAGTTCTTCGGTTAGATACATTAATGTTCTCCTTATTAGTATCTTTTATTGGTAAAGTTTATTTATTTAGCCAATGATTTAGAGATGATTTGTGCGTACTGAGCGATTGCAGGATCAGTAGATGCCATTGGCTTCTTCTCATCTTCAACTTCTACAGCTTCATGTAGAGCAGAACTAACTGGCGCTTTAACTGTTTGTTGGAAGTATGAATCTACCAATGTTTCTAGTTTGCGACCAAATTCTTCTTCAGTAGTAAACTCAACAGTCTCTGCGAGTGATTTTAGTTTTTCTACTTGTGTCTGCGTCAGGCCTTCACATACTGTATGTATAGCCTCTGTCTTTTTAAATTCGTTAATTTGTTTCTTCATTTCAACGTTACGTGAAATTTCTTCGTTGACTGAAGTTTCCAATTCCTCAACCTTTGTGGTCAATTCTTCTACAACATCCACTTTTTCTTCTGGAATATCAATGTAGTGTTCTTCGAATAGACCTTTTAGACCACGAATGAAATCTTCAACGATTTCAGAACGTAGACCTTTTTCGATTGCCAATTGGTTTTCTTTGAACCATTCTTCGGCCATATAGTTGATGTAATCATCCAACTTCTTAGCCAAATCTTCTTTAACTGATTCAACAGCCACTTCGAATTCTTCGTACAATGCTTCTTCAACTTCTTCCATAATGGATTGTGAACGAGCAATAACGGCAGATTCAAAAATTGTGGTTGCTTTTGTTTTGAATTCTTCTGAAAGGTCTTCACCTGAAAGCAATGCACCTACGTCTTGGTCCATTTGTTCTTTCATTTTTTGTTTCTTCATCATAGACTTAATCATTTTTTTGTCTTCTGCTGCATCTTCATGACCTTCTTTTTCTTCTGCAACAACTTCTTCTGCTTCTACTTTTTCTTCAGCATAAGATTGAAATGTTGCACCTGGATTTGCTTGCATCATTTGTGGTGCAAGTTTAGCTTTGATACGGTCACGAATTGCGTTATAATCAGTTGCTGCAGCTTGAACAGCTTTGTGTTCAGAACCTTGTGAGTCAGCAGGACCAGTCAACTTCTGTGCAGGCATTGAACCAACTGGTGGTGTTGCGCCTGGTGGTGTTGCTGTTGGTGTACCTTTTGTGTAGTCACCAGTTTGGTCATCTTGTTTTTTGATTTCGCCAGCAACTTCGCCAACATCTTTTGTGCCATAAGCAACAGATGTAGGTAACTTTGAAGGTGCGTCTTTGTGGCCACGACTTACAGATGCATCAAAAGTTTCTTTGGCACCTTCTGTAAGAATTGATTTAGCGGCGTCTGTCAGATTAAATTTTCCCATTTTGAGAATCTCCTTGATTTATATTGGATATTTATATTTAAAGTTTTTTAAGGAAGTTTTCAAAGATTTTTAAACTTACAGTTTCAATCTCTTTGCGTGATGCTTGCTTAATCTCTTGTTTAGCTTCATCGTAATGTTGTTCGGTCCAAACACCGTTAACCAACATCCACTCCTTACCTTCCATAATGCCTTGTACAAAAGCACCAGGCGCAGAAGGATCTGCTACAATATCTGCCGCTGTGGCCAGATGAAAGTCTCCTTGAACGACATTGATGCCGTTTTCCATTTTAAGAGAACCCATACCTCTAGATGACACACCAAGTTGTGCGCCGCCTTCAATAAGGTTTCTTGCAATGTTACCCATAGGGGTTTCAAGAATTTTTGCTTTGCCTATCCAAGCATTTCCCTCTTGACGTAGACCCACAATTAAGTGAGACACACGGTCAAGATTAATGGATGGGGTGTCTGGATGTCCCAGTTCACCAAAGGCACGATTTTTATTAATGTATTCTTC